AATATTATACGGATGGCCGCTTTTGGATTTTGAAATTTGATCATCTAACACATATTTACAATTATGCCATTTAGGTCCTGAACTATAAATAAGGACCCATTCCCCGATTGCATAGCCAAGTTTGAGAGGACCCGATTGACCAAGTCAACATGCCTCAACCAAAGAAATTTCTTATAAATGCCAAAAATTATTTCCTCACTTATCCCAAATGCTCCCTTACTAAAGAAGAGGCACTTTCCCAATTCTTAAATCTCCAAACCCCCACTTCCATAAAATTCATTAGAATCTGCAGAGAGCTTCATGAAAATGGGACTCCTCACTTGCATGTTCTCATCCAGTTCGAAGGAAAATTCAAATGCCAAAACAACAGATTCTTTGACCTCACATCCCCAAGCAGGTCAGCACATTTCCATCCAAACATTCAGGGAGCTAAAAGCTCAAGCGATGTCAAAACCTACATTAAGAAAGACGGAGACATCCTTGATCATGGAATTTTCCAAGTCGATGGACGATCAGCTAGAGGAGGTTGCCAATCTGCCAACGACGCATATGCCGAGGCAATCAATTCAGGGTCCAAAGCAGCGGCCCTCAATATATTAAAGGAGAAGGCTCCTAAAGATTTTGTTTTACAGTTTCATAATTTAAATAGTAATTTAGATAGGATTTTTACTCCTCCACTAGAGGAATATATTTCTCCTTTTTTATCTTCTTCTTTCGATCAAGTTCCAGAAGAACTTGAAGCGTGGGCGTGCGAGAATGTCGTCGATGCCGCTGCGCGGCCCCTTAGACCTCAAAGTATAGTCATCGAGGGAGATAGTCGAACCGGGAAGACAATGTGGGCCAGGTCACTAGGCCCACATAACTATCTGTGTGGGCATCTAGATCTGAGTCCAAAGGTCTACAGCAACGACGCATGGTACAACGTCATTGATGACGTCGACCCGCACTTTCTTAAGCACTTTAAGGAGTTCATGGGGGCCCAAAGGGACTGGCAATCCAACACAAAATACGGGAAGCCAGTTCAAATTAAAGGCGGGATACCGACAATCTTCCTATGCAATCCTGGTCCCAATAGCAGCTATAAAGAATTCCTCGACGAGAAAGACACAGCACTAAAGAATTGGGCTCTCAAGAATGCGATCTTCGTCACCCTCCAAGGACCACTGTACTCAGGTTCCAATCAAAGTACAGCACAGGGAAGCGAAGAAACGCAACAGGAGGAGGAGAGTCGATCTTGAATGCGGGTGTTCTTATTTTCTATCAATAAACTGCTGCAACCATGGATTTACGCACAGGGGAACCCATCACTGCAGCTCAAGCATGGAGTGGCGCCTATATCTGGGAGCTTCCAAATCCCCTCTATTTCAAGATCCTCAGCCACGACAACCGGCCATTCACGATGAACATGGACATCATAACAATCAGGATCCAATTCAACTACAACCTTCGGAGAGCTCTGGGAGTGCACAAGTGTTTTCTGACCTACCGAATCTGGACGATCTTACACCCTCGGACTGGTCTTTTCTTAAGGGTATTCAAAACCCAAGTCCTCAAGTATCTCACAAATCTCGGTGTAATCTCGATTAACGCAATTATTAGAGCTATAAATCATGTGTTATGGAAAAGGATAGAGCAAACTATGTATGTAGACATGACTTCAGAAATAAAATTCAATCTTTATTAATATCAGTTGGTTACAGAATCGTAGAAGTAAATCCTAATCTTAAGGGTAGCGTACACAGGATTAGAGGCATGGGTACATGCCATATACAACATCAAGGCATTCTCGGAATGATTCTCGTACTTCCCAGCCTCTTGCTGGTTGTAAACAACATAATTATTAACCCTAACAAACTTCTTAACCAAAGCCTGTTCCTTTGCTCCATACTGTCCACCAGTAACAGTTGCATACCACTTCCTTACGACCTGGTAACGATCTCGATGCATATTCTTCACAGTAGCGGTGCTAGGCTCGTTATCAAACATGTTAAAGACATCTCCAAAATCCTGAGGCGTGCCGGTAGGACGTCGATCTCGGACAAGAAAGAACATCACATTGTTCGTGTGATTCTTGCTCTTGATATTTTCATCCATCCAAATCTTACCCAACACATAAACTGACTTTACACAGAAACGCTTACCAACTCTATGGGTCAACCCAGTACCGCGAGTAACATCACTAATACACATAACCTTCCCTATATGGACTACATCGTGTCTAGACTCAAAGGACTGGACCTTACATGGACCTTCACAGCCTCGTGGAACATCAGGACTTCTGTACATCCTGTACATTCTGGGTTTGCGGTTCATGGGCCTGTTCGCCCACATTCGAGATTTTGTGGCGCGGACAGTGGGGACAGTTACACGGGTTGAGTAAGGGCTGTCGAAGTTCAGACGACGACGCACCTTCGACGCGGGGGTAGAAATGACGATATCTGCAGGACGCTTCGACATAATTCCTGGAACGCAAAATAGAAATTAATTCACGTATTAGATCGTAACCAACAGTATCTGGGGAGTATCCTTCAGAGAGTAACTGCAGATATTTGATAGAAATCATGCACCGAAACCCGTGAACCGTCTCGGGGAACTCGTTTACAAGTGGATCCCACATTTTCAAATCGGATACTTAGGCCCGAAGTATTTATAAGGGGGGAGAGTTATTTAAGCTTTCAGCGCGTCATACCATTGGTTTAGGGCCCACCAAAAAATCGCGCGGCCATCCGGT